AAAATCAGTCGGGGTAACCATCATCGTCTTCAAAAACCTCATCGTAATCCATCTGAGGTTTTTTATTGTTTTCATATGTATACGCTCTCACATCTGAGTATACTTCAGATTCAAGAGCGGCAACAAGACTTTTCAAATTTTTTACAATGAGTTTGAGTCTTTCTTTTTCCATAGTTATCATATGGTGTTGATTTATTATAACACAAAAAAAGGAGGGCGTCTATGCCCTCCCCATCTTACGGTTTAAAACTTTAGTTTTCAGTCAAGAAGTCTCCTACATATTCGTTTACATGATTGTTGGTCTTCGTCGCATTCGATTAGGCAGTCAAAGTAATCGTTCGTCGTGTCTGTGTGGTTGTCTTGAGCATTCTCAAGATAATTCCAATCTGCTAATTGATTACGAGAAATAAGATTGTGCATGTTGTGAACCTCATGTTGGTCAATAATGAAAATGATGTAGGGGGTTTCAGGTCATACGCTCCTCCTATTCTGTATTATCTATACAAGTTTGTGTTAGTTCACTAACATTTGTTAATTCGTAATATATCGACAAAAAAAGAGAGGGTTTGTAACCCTCTCTGTATAACTCACACCTTATGTAGAAGAAGAATTTCTCCATAAACCATGCCAATGAATGCAGCACAACCTAGGGATGCGATCCCAACAATCATTAGTGGTTGCATATCACTTGACGTATGTGCGACCACGATAGCAGAAGGTGCCATGAGACTCCTTGCTTTCTACACAACGCTGGTCATACTCAACACCACGATATGCAGTGTGAGTAATCTGTGCGTCGTGAAGTGCTGCCTGCTTTTCGATTTGCTTTTTGATCAGTGTAAGGGTGTTCATTTGTTTTACTCCTAAAGTAGTTGGATTTTTAGGCCCGTTCCTTTAGTCGTTTGCGTCCCAATTGCAATGAGGTGTTGCGTCCTTTATGGTCTCAACAATCTCTACCTTAATTTCATTACTTATATGCTGATGTGCATCGAGGCGTCTGATTATATCAGTAGCATCGGTACAATTAATATCAGCGTAAAGTAATAGTTCAAACATGGGATGAACGCTCCGTTCCGCGACTTACTTGCGTCTCACCGAAGTGAGATGAACGATGGGTTTATTATAACCCCTATAGACTATATAGTCAAGTAGTTATGTATCTTGTGATACAGTTTCATTATTTTTTAAGAGATTAGAAATTTTCTTTTCTGTACCATCCATAGTCTTGATCTGATATAGATTTGACTTCATGTATTTCTTTAATTTTTTATACTCTTTCTTGAGATTTTTAATTTCATCAAGATTAAGATTTACGTTTAGATTATTATCATCATTCATTTTTTCTTCTTTCCTTGTGATGATCCACCCCATGTTTTAGGATTAGCAGTCCCAGAACTTTGAGTGATGTTCAACAGATCCTTACGATAGTTATCATAATAATGATCGAAGATATCTACTTTCTTTGCAGCAATAACCAAATCAAATTTAGTCAATCCCTCTACAAGATACTCTACCATATACGCAGTTTGTGGTAGAGATTTATCTTCTCCAAGCGTCGGATCACAATCCTGATGTAGGATGTTAATCTTAGTCAACTGCGACCTCCCCACTGAACATCTGGATATGCTTCTGCTACAATTTCTTTTGTAATTTTATACTTGGTGTCCAACTCTTTATCTTTCACAAGACAAAGAATTTCTGCATCAAGAGGATGCAATCCTTCCAAGATATTAATGAACATTGTTTCTCTACGGAGAGATTTCAATTGATCATTACCACCTTTGATAAAGTTATAGAACTTAGTCCATTCCTTTCGGATAGTGGTCTTACCTTTTTTCAAATCAGCAGCAGTGCCAAGAGAGTTAGTATCAAAGTATTCCATTGTACCAACCATCTGAGCAATCTTTGTGCTCAAGGTTCCGGTGGTGATTTGTTCGTCCTTCATACTAGAGTAAGGAACTTCACCAGGGGGAAGTAAAGAAATCACACTTTCATCAAAGTTCCAAATAAAGATTGCCTTGAGAGAGTCGTGCTCATACTTTCTAAGAACTTCCACCTTCTTTGCCTTAGTTCTTTGCTTATTGACAAGTGCCAAGATTTCAAAGATAAAAGGATTAGGTGGAAGTTCTAAGGTAGATTTAACCGTGGTGGTCTTCTTCTTCGTGGTCTTCGGTTTCGTAGTCATTTTCAAATCGTACAGCTAAAATTTCATCTGGTAATACATTACCATATTCATCTAACATCTCAGGATGTAGATAAGGCGTTACTTGCCTCTGTAACTGCTCGTTAACAATATACCCAATTATACTACCGATGAGTAAGAACTGGAAAGTTATTAAAGAGAAAATAGTTATTGTTGCAGCAGTCATTTTTCATCTCCGGTTTCTTTTTTCTGAATATAAAATGAAACCTCAAAGTGAAAATGCATCTCTCTATTCAGGAAGGAGATCATTTTTCCAAACCTAACTTCAAAAGGTTTGGCCTTCTGAGGTTTTGGTCTCCCTCCCAATAGTAGTTCTACACCTCTATTTATTGGCAGTTCAGAGGATGTTCTGCTCTTTGAGGTATCTGATGGTATCACTACATCCTCCTATTTTTTTGTAATCCACTAAGACTTGTGGGAATGATGTTCCTTCAGGGAATTCATCGTAGAATTCTTCCGCAGTAAAATCCCTGTTGAGTTTATACTCAACATATTTTTGCTCGGTAAGTTGCAGTACCTGTATAATTTTTGCACAGTATTGGCAACCTTCCATCGAGTAAATGGTAAACATCATTTTTCTTGGTGGTGTGCTTTGAGTTCTGGATTGGGTTGAGATGGAACAGTAGGGTTGCGATCAAGATTCTTGATCACGATGAACGCATCTTTGTTATATTTAACCGTACCTTTTTTTGGAGCCCATTTAGTTCCAGCACCATCAATCTCATAGACTGAAGTACCACCAATTTCTACGGCAACATTATCATAACAATCCCAACCCAAATTTGCAATAGCATCCGAGAGTTGATCATGAACGGTTTTCATCACCGCAG